GCCGAAGGCCGCAGCCGTGTCGTTGTCCGCGCTCCTGCTCGCCGAGCAAGAGGCCGCGTGATGACCGCCTTCCAATCCCTTTTTGCCGATCATGGAGACCCTTACATGCCGTTCCCCGCGAACACCCCCACTGTCGACGACCTACCGGGCCTCGGCTTGCAGGACATCGCGCAGCTGCCCGTCGAACTGCTGGCCATCCTGCAGCGCGACATCGATGAGCGCATCAAGCGGGACAAGGCCGCGAAGGCCCGCCTCGATAACGCGCTGACGGTCCGTTACGCCACCCGCGCCGCAGAGGAGCGGCAGGCGGCGGGCAAGGACACCGGGACGATCCGCTTCGACGACGGCGATTTCACCGTGATCGCCGACCTGCCGAAACGGGTCGATTGGGATCAGGATCGTCTCGCCGCCATGGTCGAGCGCATCCGCGCCGCCGGGGACGATCCCGCGCAGTATGTCGACATCGCGTTCAAGGTGCCCGAGCGCAAATACGCCGCCTGGCCCGCTGCGATCCGTGCCGGTTTCGAGCCCGCGCGCACCGTCCGGCCGGGCACGCTGAAGATCGAGATCGTCCCGCAGGGGGACGATCAATGAGCCTCCCGATCATCAGCGCCGACCAGCGGCTGGCCGAGCCGCGCGGCATCAAGGGCTGCATCTTCGGCAAATCCGGCATTGGCAAGACCAGCCTGCTCTGGACACTGAACGCCTCGACGACCCTGTTCATGGATCTCGAGGCGGGCGATCTCGCCATCGAAGGCTGGACGGGCGACAGCATCCGGCCGCGCACCTGGACGGAATGCCGCGACTTCGCCGTCTTCATCGGCGGGCCCAACCCGGCGCTGCGCGACGAGCAGCCCTACAGCCCCGCGCACTACAGAGCGGTCTGCGACCGCTTCGGCGATCCGGCCGCGCTCGACCGCTACGACACGATCTTCGTGGACTCGATCACCGTGGCGGGGCGGCTTTGCTTCGGCTGGTGCAAGGGCCAGCCCGAGGCACTCTCGGAGAAGACCGGCAAGCCGGATGTGCGCGGGGCCTACGGGCTGCACGGCCGCGAGATGATCGGCTGGTTGACGCACCTGCAGCACACGCGGGCGAAGAACGTCTGGTTCGTCGGGATCCTCGACGAGAAGCTCGACGACTTCAATCGCAAGGTGTTCCAGCCGCAGATCGACGGCTCGAAGACCGGGCTCGAACTGCCGGGGATCGTCGACGAGGTGATCACCATGGCGGAGCTGAAGGCCGACGGCGATCCCTATCGCGCCTTCGTCTGCCACACGATCAACCCCTGGGGCTTTCCGGCCAAGGACCGCTCCGGCCGTCTGGATCAGGTCGAGGAGCCTCACCTCGGCCGCCTGATGACGAAGATCCGCGCCCCCGTCGCGCCAGCGCCCAAGCGCCTGACCTACACCCCGCCGCCCGCCGATCCGGCGGCTGATGCCCAATCCCAACCGCAATCCTGATCAGAAAGGAGGTTCCCCATGGGTTCCTGGAACGATTTCAACGACGCGCAGAGCAACACCAACCTGATCCCCAAGGGCACGCTGGCCAAGGTGCGCCTGACCATCCGCCCCGGCGGTTTCGACGATGCCTCGCAAGGCTGGACCGGCGGCTATGCCACGCGCGGCTCGACCGGCGCGGTCTATCTCAATGGCGAGTTCACGGTGACCGAGGGGCAGTACGCCCGGCGCAAGATCTTCACGCTGATCGGGCTCTACAGTCCGAAGGGGCCGGACTGGGCGAACATGGGCCGCAGCCTCGTGCGCGGCATGCTGAACTCGGCCCGCGGGATTTCCGACAAGGACATGTCAGCCGAGGCGCAGGCGGCACGGCGCATCAACGGCTTCGCCGATCTCGACGGGATCGAGTTCATCGCCCGCATCGACATCGGCACCGACGCCAGCGGCGACGACAAGAACGAGATCCGTAGCGCGGTCACGCCCGATCATCGTGACTACGCGCAAGTCATGGGGACTGCGCCGCTGCAGTTCGGCGGACAAGGTGCAGCCGGGCATGCCCCACAGCAGACCTCCCCTGCGGCGTCGGCACATCAGCCCAGCCAGCCCGCGTCCGCCCCCAGCGCCGCCGGGCGGCCGAGCTGGGCGCAGTAAGGGGGGATCGGCGATGCGCCTGCGCCCCCGCCAGAAAACCTTCGTCGAGCGCAGCGTTGCTGCGCTCGCTTCCCGCGGCAACACGCTGGGCGTGGCGCCCACCGGCGCGGGCAAGACCATCATGCTCTCGGCGGTCACCGGCGAGATGATCGACGACGGGGCCAAGGCCTGCGTGCTGGCCCATCGCGACGAGCTGACGGCGCAGAACCGCGCCAAGTTTCAGCGCGTGGTGCCAGGCGTCGCTACCTCTGTCATCGACGCAACGGAGAAGTCCTGGGGCGGTCAGGTCGCCTTCGCCATGGTGCCGACGCTGGCGCGCGCCTCGAACCTCGCCGACATGCCGCGCCTCGACCTGCTGGTCGTCGACGAGGCGCACCATGCCGTCGCCGACAGCTATCGCCGCATCATTGACCGGGTGCGCGAGGCCAATCCCGACGCCCGGATCTTCGGGGTCACGGCGACGCCGAACCGGGGCGACAGGAAGGGCCTGCGCGAGGTTTTCGACAACGTCGCCGATCAGGTGCGGCTGGGCGAATTGATCGCCTCGGGCCACCTGGTGCCGCCGCGCACCTTCGTCATCGATGTCGGTGTCCAGGACGAATTGCGGTCCGTCCGCAAGACCATGTCGGATTTCGACATGGCGGAGGTGGCGGGCATCATGGACCGCGCGCCCGTCACCGACGAGGTGATCCGCCACTGGAAGGAAAAGGCGGGCGACCGGCAGACCGTGGTGTTCTGCTCCACCGTCGCGCATGCCGAACACGTCACCGACGCCTTCAGGGCGGCGGGCGTTTCCGCCGCGCTGATCCACGGCGATCTGGCGGCCGAAACGCGCAAGGCAATCCTCGCCGACTACGCCGCGGGCGACATCCGCGTCGTGGTCAACGTGGCGGTTCTGACCGAGGGCTGGGACCATCCGCCCACCTCCTGCGTCGTGCTGCTGCGGCCCAGCTCCTACAAGTCCACGATGATCCAGATGGTCGGGCGCGGGCTGCGCACCGTCGACCCCGAGGAACACCCCGGCATCGTGAAGACCGACTGCATTGTACTCGACTTCGGGACGTCGAGTCTCACGCACGGCACGCTGGAACAGGATGTCGATCTAGACGGGCGCGTTCCGACGCCGGGGGAAGCCCCGACGAAACTCTGCCCCGAATGCAAGGCCGAGATCCCGATCGCCGTAACCGAATGCCCGATCTGCGGGTGCGAGCTGCCGCGCGAAGGCGCGGAGCCCATCGACAGTTTCGTCATGACCGAGCTCGATCTTCTCGAGCGATCGAGTTTCGCGTGGGTGGACCTGTTCGGCGACGACGCGGCGCTGATGGCCAACGGCTTTCACGCCTGGGGCGGCGTGTTCTTCCTCGAGGGCCGCTGGCACGCGGTCGGGGGCGCCAAGGGCAAGGCGACGCGGCTCCTGAGCGTGGGCGAGCGTATCGTCTGTCTCGCGCAGGCCGACGATTGGCTGAACGACCATGAGACCGACGAAAGCGCCTTCAAGTCGAAGGGCTGGCTGAGGCAGGACGCGACGGAAAAGCAACTGAACTGCCTGCCGCCCGAGTTCCGGCGCGATTACGGCCTGACGCGCTATCGCGCATCCGCGCTGATCTCGTTCCAGTTCAACAAGCGCGACATCCGGCGCCTCGTCACGGCGGCCGAACCCGAGCGGAGGGCGGCGTGAGTCATGTCGCGCAAGTCCCATCCCCGCCCGCAGCGCCTGCGGATTGCCCGGAGCGTATTCGGCTCTGGCACCCGCGCCTCAAGCCTTGCGCCGTCTGTCTGCGCCCCGCGCGCGGCTTCGGTTTCTTCAACCCCATCAAACCCCGCCCCCGCGAACACCGCTGGTTCTGCTCGATGTACTGCCAGGCGTTCTTCGCGGCCCGCCACCGGAAAGGACTGACCATGCAGGGAACCACTGATGAAGAACGCCTCGCCATAGCGATGGTGATGAAGCGGCTCGGCACGACCATGGACGAGATCGGCTGGGATAAGCGGCTGCGGGATCTGGATGCGACAGAGGTCACTGCGCTGATCGAGGAGGTTCTGGAGGGCTATGGCGCCGAGATGTCGCGCATCGCCGCCAGGAGCGAGGTGCCGTTCTGATGCTGGATTTCAACCCGCGCCCCTCCATGGCCGAGCGGATCAACGCGCTGGTCGACGCAGCACTCGTCGCCGAGCGGGAGGCCACGCCGCCCCGGACCTATCTCGGCGCATCCCGTCTGGGGCATGCCTGCGAACGCGCGCTTCAGTTCGAGTTCGCAGGCGCGCCAAAGGATGAGGGCGCGGATTTCGGCGGGCAGACGCTGCGCATCTTCGCCATCGGCCATCAGCTCGAGGTTCTGGCGATCCGCTGGCTGCGGGCGGCGGGGCTCGACCTCTATACCCGCAAGGGCAATCGGCCCGATGGTGAACAGTTCGGCTTTTCCGTCGCGGGCGGCCGCATCCGTGGCCATGTCGACGGGATCGTGGCCGCAGCCCCGGCCGCGCTCGGTTTGCGCACCCCGGCGCTCTGGGAATGCAAGACGATGAACGCGAAGAACTGGCGGGCCTGCGTCAAGGACGGGGTCGCCGTCTCCAAGCCCGTCTATGCCGCCCAGATCACGATCTACCAAGCCTACATGGAGCCCTCGGTGCCAGGCATTTCCTCGGCCCCGGCACTGTTCACGGCGATCAACAAGGACACGGCCGAACTGCATCACGAGCAGGTCGCCTTCGATGCCGATCTGGCGCAGCGCATGTCCGACCGCGCGGTGCGGATCCTGCAGGCCACCGACGCGGGCGAGCTGCTGCCCCGCATCGCCGCCAACCGCGACTTCTTCGAATGCCGGTTCTGCGCCCATGCCGAACGGTGCTGGGGGTTGGCGGCATGAGCGACGACAAGATTATCCACTTCAACCCGTGGCGGGATTTCAACGATGCGGCGCCGCTGCCCGATCCCTTCGCCGTGGAACCGGACTCTGCGCAGATCGCGCGCTTCGTCGACGTGGTCTTCGGCTACTCCGAGGGACTGATCCCGGTCCGCGGCTTCGTCGACAAGGGTCAGGGCAAGGACGGCCGGCCCCACAACATCTGGATCGACGCGAACGGCGCGGCGCCCGACAAGCTCGCCACCTTCGCCGCCTGGGGCGCGCGCGAGGGCGCGGCGGTCTATGTCATTCCCGGCACGGTGGCGGAGACCGGACAGGCGCGTGCCGCCGATGTCCTGCAAATGCAGAGCGTCGTCGTCGATCTGGACGCGGGCGACATCCCCGCCAAGCTCGATCACCTCGTCCACCATATCGGGCGACCGACGCTGATCGTCGAGAGCGGCGGGCGCACAGCCGATGGCGCGACCAAGCTCCATGTCTGGTGGAAGCTGACCGAGCCCGCCGAAGGCGCCGATCTCGCGCGGCTTTGCCGGTTGCGGGGCGATATCGCGCTCAAGGTCGGCGGCGACATGCATTTCCGCTCGGCGCACCAGCCCATCCGCGTGCCCGGCACGGTGTATCACAAGGGTGGACAGGAACGGCTCGTCCTGATCCGTGAAGGCAGCGATCTCGAGTTCGATCTGGCCGACATGCTCGAGCGCGCGGGCGAGATGCCGCCCATGCCCGGCGTCGGCATGGCGACCGCCGAGCCGCGCGAGAAACCCTGCGTGGACGCAGCCCTTACCACACCGGTCCGAGAGGGCGGCCAGGACGCCTGGACGCGGTTCGAAGGCGTCAGCATGGCCATCGGACACTATGTCCGCATGGCGCATGAGGGGCGGATGAGCCGGGAGGAAGCCTGGCGCGCGATCGGCGAATACAACGCGGCGATGATCCGGCCGAACTGGTCGGAAGACCGTCTCTGGGTCGAATACGAGCGGCTCTGGTCGCTGCACATCGCGAGGAACGGCCCGCCGCTCATTCGGAACGACGGCGCTACTGCGGCAAGGGAGATCGCCACCTTCAGCCTCGGGGCGCTGCTGGACGACGGCACGCCGATGCCCGACGACATCGTCGGCCCGCGCGTCCTGACCCCGGGCGGCATGCTGGTGCTCGGCGGCGCGCCCAAGGTTGGCAAGAGCGATCTCGTCATCAGCTGGCTGGTGCACATGGCTGCCGGTGTGCCGTTCCTTGGCTTCACGCCGCCACGGCCGCTGCGCGTGTTCTATCTGCAGGCCGAGATCCAGTACCATTATCTGCGCGAGCGCATGCAGCAGATTGGCCTGCCACCCGAAGTGATGGCCGCCGCCCGCGAAAATCTTGTCGTCACGCCGAAGCTGAAACTGCTGCTCGATGAGGGTGGCAGCGCGCTGGTCGCGCAGGCGATCCAGCAGGCGTTCCCGGCCGAGCCTGTCGACATCCTGTGCATCGACCCGATCCGCAACCTGTTCGACGGCGGACCTGACGGCGGTGGCGAGAACGACAACGCCGCGATGATGTTCTTTCTCAAGGACCGGGTCGAGGTGCTTCGCGACCACGTGAACCCCGACTGCGGGATCATCCTGATCCACCACACCAAGAAGCTGAGCAAGCATCAGGTGAAGGAGGATCCGTTCCTCGCGCTTTCGGGCGCCAGCGCGCTGCGGGGCTTCTACACGTCCGGCCTCATCCTGCACCGCCCCGCCGAGGACGCGTCAGAGCGCAAGCTGGAGATCGAACTGCGCAACGGCCCGGCGCTGCCTTCGAAGCTGATCGACAAGGTGCGCGGCCAATGGGTCGAGATCAACCCGATGAACGAGCGCCTCGTGCGCGCCGAGGTGGGCGCAAAGCATGACGCCGAGCGCATGCGCAAGAACGACGTCATCCTCGGTCTGCTCTACGAGGAGGCGCGGCGCGGCAAGCTCTACACGTTCGCCCAGTTTTCCGAAGCCTTCGAGAATACCGGCGGCCTCGGCGGGCGGACGATCGTCCACGACCGGCTCAGCGTTCTCGCCACCAAGGGCAAGGTCAAGTTCATCCGCGGCCCTGCCGCCACGCGCATCGGCCTGGCCGCGGAGCGGAGCAAATACGGCTATCTCTGCGTCGAGGGAATGCTGTTCGGAACGGGCGGCGAGACCGTCGATCCCGACACGGGCGAGGCCACGCCGGAGCTGATCCCGGCGCTGCCCAGCCACTACAAATGCCCGCAGACCGGGGCCGTCCTGCCCGTCGAGAACCCCTCCGTCTGGGTCTATCAGGAGGAGGACGAGGCATGACGAACCACGCCGTTTCCCGCCGCGAATTCTGGCTCCGCAGCCCCGGATTCTGGCCAGAATCCGCGAATTCTGCTCCCCGCGCGAATTCTGGATTCTGGCTTTTCCGTTTTTGTTTCAGTGGCTTGTGCGGTGCTTTCCAGAATCCGGAAGGGCTTTTCCGAATTCTGCTCCGGAGTCTGGAAGTTCTGTTTCGGATCAATGCCTTGGAGCAGATTTCAGGATCCGGAAAACGCCCCCCTAAAGGGGTAGGTGACCTCCCCGGCATGCGCGGGAGGGTCACCACCTACCCCTGGGCAATTTCTCGGGCTGGATGTCCCGCCCGCCACCCCATCGAGCAGCAACCCGGAAAGGAGCCGATCATGGCCCACGTATCTCTGACCCCGACACCCATGAGCGCCCCGTGCCCCGGCGTGCCGGTCGTCCTCGCCCTCGATCTCGGCACCACCACAGGCTGGGCCCTGCAGGCAACGGACGGTATGATCACCAGCGGCACCGTGTCCTTCCGGCCCAGCCGCTACGACGGCGGCGGCATGCGCTACCTGCGGTTCCGGGGCTGGCTCGAGCAGCTGGCGCACGACGCCGGCACCATCACCGCCATCCATTTCGAGGAGGTGCGCAGGCACGTCGGCACCGACGCGGCGCATGTCTATGGCGGGTTGCTCGCCACGCTGACGGCATGGGCCGAATTGCGCGGCATTCCCTACGAGGGCGTTCCCGTCGGCACCATCAAGCGCCACGCCACCGGCAAGGGCAACGCGAACAAGGACGCCATGATGGCGGCCGCCCGGGCGCGCGGCTTCTCGCCCGCCGACGACAACGAGGCCGACGCCATCGCGATCCTGCTCTGGGCGCTGGAGACCCGGGGAGGTGTGCAATGAGCGGCATGCGGTTCACGCCCAAGGGCTACGGCGGTCACCGCCGCAACCCCGACGAAGTCAAACGCGACGGCTGGAAGGAACAGGGCCTGCTGGCCGTCGCCATCGACGACGACCGCCTGACCTGGCCCGAGCGAGAACTGGTGCGCCAGCTCGGCGAGCGGCTCTACGGCAAGCGGGAACGGGAGGCGCGTCATGGGTGAGTGGACCACAGCACAAGTGCAGGATCGGCTGGAGTTCGCGGCGGGCGTGATGCGGCAGATGCCGGGCGTGATGCCGCAGGGTTTCTTCAACGCTTGGCCGGAGTACTTCCACAGCTTCGCCGACAAGGTTGGACAGGAACCCCAGATGCGGCGGCCGAGGCCGAGCCCGCGTCAGATCACGCAGGCCGAGGAGGCGATGCTCTGGCTGCGCTGGCTCGAACCCGAGGATGGGCGCCTGGTCTGGGCCCGCGCCGACGGAATGGCGTGGAAGTCGATCTGCTGGCAGTTCGGTCTGTCGCGCACGGCCGCGACCAAGCGCTGGCAGTACGGCCTTGCGGTGATCACCTGGCGGCTGAACGGTCGCGTGCCGTCGTCCCGGCGGTCGCAGAACTTCGTCATCGAAAACGCCAATCGGCTGTCAAGAAAAATCGTCCTCTGAGGAAATTTTCGGGTGTACATCGCAGGGCCTTACACATTTCGACGAGGCCGTTAGAAAACGAATATGCTCGGGAGAGGAGCGCGCAGGCAGACGCCGCGCCGCTGGCTTCCGGGGTCCAGCGAGGGGTCCAGCCGGGGTCCGATGGGCTAACCCATTGAGTTCTTGGTTCCTTCCTGGCGATATTCGTATGCTGGCGGGCGAAGCGCGGCACATCGCTAGCGACAGGGCCGGATTTTTGGGAAGCCACCCGGAAGCCGGAGCCACGCGCGCCCCGCGCAAACACCAATGAACGCTGGCCTTTGGGCTGGATACCCCGGACGCCGCTGGACCCCACGTGGAGTCCAGCGCGGAATCCGGTGTCCGGAGTCCGGCTGGCATCCAACATCACATCGGAAACCACCCCACCATGACGCTTAGCTTCGCCCCCGAGCGGATCGAGATGTGGCCGCTGTCGCGGCTGCAGCCTTACGCGAAGAACGCCAAGGTGCATGTCGCGGACCAGGTCGCCAAGATCGCCGCCAGCATGGCGGAGTTCGGCTGGACCGTGCCGTGCCTCGTGGCCGAGGATGGGGAACTGATCGCCGGCCATGGCCGGGTGCTGGCCGCGACGCAACTCAGTTTGACCGAAGCGCCGGTGATTGTACTGGGGCATCTGACTGAGGCGCAGCGCCGGGCCTACCGGATCGCGGACAACAAGCTGACGGAACTCGGCACGTGGGACGAGGCGCTGCTGTCGGCAGAACTGAACGACCTGCTCGCCGAGGATTTCGACCTGTCGCTCGTCGGCTTCTCCGACGGCGAGTTGGACAAGCTGCTGGCTTTCGTGCCGGAGGGGGACGGGCAAGAGGGCGCCGTCGGGGGCTCGGTGCCGCCAGTGACCATCCCCGAGCCACCGCGCAATCCGGCGTCGCGCACCGGCGATCTCTGGATCCTTGGCGATCACCGCCTGCTCTGCGGTGATAGCACCAGCACTGCCGACGTTCGCCGCCTGATGAACGGCGAGCGGGCGATCCTGTTCGCGACCGACCCGCCGTATCTGGTGGACTATGACGGCTCGAACCATCCGACCCGCAACAAGGATTGGTCCGCGTCCTACGGCACGACCTGGGACGACAGTTCTCAGGGCGCGGAGCTCTACGACGGCTTCATCGCCGCCGCTGTCGCCGAGGCGATCACCGAGGACGCGGCCTGGTACTGCTGGCACGCCTCCCGCCGCCAGGCGATGCTGGAAGCCTGCTGGGAAAAGGCCGGGGCCTTTGTGCACCAACAGATCATTTGGGTGAAGGACCGCGGGGTTCTGACCCGGTCGCATTACCTCTGGAAGCACGAGCCCTGCTTCATGGGCTGGCGCCGCCCGAACCGCCCGCCGAAGGTGGCCGAGGAAACGCTGCCCTCGACATGGGCGCTGCCCAGTTTCGCCAAGGACGAGCGGCCGGACCATCCAACACCGAAGCCGCTCGACGCCTTCGGGATCCCGATGCGCCAGCATGTGGCGCGTGGCGGGCTCTGCTACGAACCATTCTCGGGCTCCGGTTCACAGATCATGGCGGGCGAAGCCAATGGCCGTCGTGTGTTCGCGATGGAAATCAGCCCGGCCTATGTCGATGTCGCCGTGGAACGCTGGCAGTCCGATACCGGCCGCGACGCAATCCTCGACGGAGACGGCCGGACCTTCGCGCAAGTGGCGGTCGAGCGGCTGGGAGAAATGCCGGCCAGACCCGAACCCCAACCCGAACCCGCCGCGTGACATGCATGACCTGGCTTTACCTTCCTCCGGACGCGCTTCCGGGGCCGGAGACGCATGCCTATTCGGCCTCTCCCTCTGCTCCGGCGCGGGCGGGCTCGACCTCGGGCTTGCCATTGCCATCCCCGGATATCGTGCTGTGGGCCATGTCGAACGGGAAACCTTCGCCGCAGCCACTCTCGTGGCGCGGATGGAAGACGCGTCCCTGGATCAGGCTGTTGTCTGGGACGACGTTGGAACCTTCG